CTACAACCTGTAGATCGAAATCCAGCTCATGTCCGGGTGGGTGGAATAGATATACGTCCCCGTGCTGTTGAGCACCGCGCCACCTACCGAAGGAAAGTACGCGATACAGGTGGCGATTCCCTTGACGGTGTCGATCCGGTACACGTCGTAGTTACAGGTGTATGACAGATGCGGTAAATAGGGGGTTACAGCGCTACTGAATGGCACTAAAACCCCCTATAGGGCACATTGATTGGTACGAAAAGTGGTACGAGTTTACGCACACCAAACCCTCCCCCGGCGTCCTGCCGACGAACACCACTCCCCAAATCTGAACCACTCAACTACTGTATGCCCATACAGCAATTGAGAATCATCCATCATGAACATCGATTACGCCGAAGACTGGCCGTTCTGCCCCACAGAGGAACAGATGCTTAAACAGCACGCTCACCTGGTGGCGGAAGAAAACAGACTGCTGCGCGACGAGGTCGACCGATATCGCAAGCACGTCACGAAGCTCATCGACATGCACAACGATGCGGCGCTCGAGCGTGACAAGCTCAGGATAAAGCTGAGGGATGCGGACAGCCGGATATCTGACTTGCTACGCGACGCCTGCGATTCCTGGGCGACAATCAACTCGCAGAAGTACGTCATCGCCCAGCATCGCGAGGTGATGAGAGAAGCGGGAATCAGCCCTGAAAGATGGGGCGGCGAGGCGTAGCAGTCGAAGCAGCGTTACACCTTGCGACTCCCGATCTGCCCGGCCTTGCCTAGCCGCGCTACATAATCCACATCAGAATATTCCAGAAAATATTCCCGGTCTGCCAACTTGCGATTTTGCGCAAGTTGACAAATCGGCGGATCAGAAAGGAAGTTTGGTTGACAGAACCGCGAATCAGCCATAACGGGGAAAAACTTCACGAACTCCAGATTACGGGATTCGCTCTAGCACACGGCCTGATGGCACTTAAACCTTCCTGATGCCGAACTGCGCGGCCTTGACTGTCGAGCCCTGCGGCACGCCTGCTGCCAGGTACAGCCCCATACGTGACGTGATCACGGTTTCAGTCAGGTCAATCGTGCCGCGCTGCGTCTCCAGCGCCCCGGCAAAGCGTGCCGGCATGGTGAACGGCTCTTGGTACTTGTCCATCGAGCGATAGTAGATTGTGGTCGAGGCCCCGCTGACGGGCTTGGTGATGGTCAACTCAGCCTCCCAGGCCAATATGCCGCGCGACGAGCCGACGATATCCACCGCCGACACCATCTCAATAACGTCACCGGCTGCTAGGTTGGCCTGCACAACGTTGGCCGTTGGCTGCACGTAAATGTAGCCGCCCGCCGCCGCCATGCTCCCGCCCAGCTCGATGCACTGCGCCTCACCAAGCGCGGCAGGCTCCTTGTACCAGCGAGTGGTGATTCCGGCCAGGCCAGAGCCCACCGCCTTGTAACTGTCCGCCAGAACAGATCCGGCCACAGCGTTCACGCCCGCCGGTAGAGTGCCGCCAGTGCCCGCCATCAGCGGGTTGGCATTGAGGCAGCCGTAGGGCCGGATGGCCGAGTAAACGTCGCCAGCATCGGTGGGCAGCGGGATGCCGGGGAATTCGAAGTTGGCATTGATGATCGGCACCACGCGCGAACTGATGAATTCAGCGCCAATGATATTGGGGTGCAGACCCTCCACCGTCATGGCTTCTGTGAAGCCATCCCAAATATTCACGACCGGCACGAACTGGCTGACATAGGTCAACACCCAGTCTTTGTAGGCGATCGCATCGGCCAGCGCCTGCCCGGTCAGCGCCCTGCTACCGAAGCGCGGCGTACCAGTGCCGACGATCAGGTACTTGCCCGGCGTGTTGAGGACCGCGGTCACGATCTTCATCACGTTGGCTTTCGTGTCAGCCAGGCCCATACCTGCCGTGGTGCTGTCGTTGGTGCGGGATAACAGCAGCCACAGATCGGCCGTCGACGACGCAATGCAGGCCGGTAGCCTGGCCAGGAACTGCCCGGTGTGGTCGCCGACCTTGCCCTGGTTGTCGAGGTAGCTTGGAAACAGGCCGGTGCGCGCCGCGATCCAGGCCGCGTAGCCATACGCCTCAGTACCGAAGGCCGTCGCCGCGATAGTGTGGCAGTTGCCCGAGAAGCTATCGCCCAGCAGACCAAGTCCGCGGCGTATCGGCTGGCGGCTTGGGATCGGGTTGACCAGAAGGCTCATGCGTACACCTCAAATGCAGCGCCACCGGTTGGCACATAGCGGATTGTCGCTGGCGGAATGCTCAGCTGATAGCCGCCGTCTTTCCAGAACGTGTCGGTATTGATCCAGCTATCACCGGCCTGGATCTGGACTGACACCGATCCGCCGTTCGCCTTTACTGCCAATGTCACTTTCATGGTGCGGTCGTAGGTTTCTTGTTTCGTCACTGTCTGCACAGCATTCCCCCTGCGGCCTATGGCCTGAAATGGATTGGTCGAGTGGAGCACGGTGTTTACGCCAGCACCTTCAATGCCCGGGCGTACAGCGCCTGCCGATCGGCGAGACCATTCGTGCCACCGTTGATTCTGCGAGTGATTTGGAGAAGGTCGCCCTTGTCTGCCAGCGTGTTGAGTTTTGCCCTGTCCCAGAACCATGCAGCCGACATGGCTGCGTGATCTGGCAGCTCGAGCAATTCAGGATGGTTGATCAGGTCCAGGCCCAGCGCTTCGCCGCACGCCTCGTAGTTGGCCCGGCCCGTAACCTGAATCAGGCCACGGCCACGGTAGAGCTGGCCGTCTCCATCGGCCTCCGGCGTGTTGCCCAGGCGCTCAGCCAGCTTGCCGGTGTCGTACTTTGACAGGTAGGCGCTGCCGCCCAGCTCGCGCACGTAACGCAACTGGCCAGACTCATGACCGACCTGAGCAATGAACGCCGCAATGCGTGGCACCGTGACGATCTGGTACTTGTTCATGGCCGTGTTGAGAACGGGTGCAAAAACGCCGGCTTTCTGGCCGGCGTTCGGGAGGATCTGCAGTAGTTGCTGCGCGGTGATCGGCATCAGTGTTTCTCCGGGCAAAAAAATACCCGCTCGATGGCGGGGCTCGTTGTTTTTTCTGATTCAGCTTGGCATCACTGGCCAGTCGATAGACTCGAAGTAGCCGGGCTGAGTCGGGATTCGATTTAGAGCAACCCGGTATTGCTTCCAGGCTTTCAGTGACGCCACCTCATCGGCAGTAGCGTCATCGATATCCACGGCATCCTGAAGAGGGGCTATTGTGTAGTCCGCGATCTTTCGAAGGCGGGCAATTTCGCTAACCACATCGGCCAGGCGCTGCTTGGCGGCTTGCTCTTGCTTCATTTCCTTGGTGATCAGACGTGACCAATCTATGTTACTCATTGGACTGCTCCTTGATTTCAGGGCTGTCTTCTTGCAAGCGCATTACTGGAATAGGCAGGGGTTGAGGTAACTGTATCAGCCCGTCAGGAACATTCAGAAGCGGAACAGGAAACGCCTGTTCTTGGCTATAGTTTTGCGGAAGCGGGATTAACAAAGTTATTTCAAGCTCGCCATTATTTAGCTCAACATCCCCCTCAAGCCAGATAGAGGATATTGCAGACCTTGGCAGGGTTGATCCCTCCAGCATTGGCGAGAAGTCAAATGACTCACCATTGACGACGATAGTGCTCCCGTATTTATAAGCTTCGAGCGTATCGTCTCGGCGCTGGGGCGTAAGATTAATTTTCATCAGAACCACCTTCCTATAGCCATCAATCCGAGTCTGTAGACCTGAGAAACGCTAAAGTTTGCTGTGATGGTTGCACGCGTTTCGCTGCCTGCAACCATGTACCCACTGATGCGTGTGCAGGTGAAGTTGTCATTTGATTCCGCAAATTGAAGAGTGACGCTTACTTCTGCGGCGTTTCCAACAAATGGCATGGGCGGCGTCCAGAATGCCGTAGCCGTAGTACCTGCACCTGATGGACCGAATGCGTAAGCTCGGTTCCAACATATCTGCGTTCCGTCTCCGAAGCGAACAAAATTCCCATTTGTATTGCTTCCTGCTTCAACAACATTTCGCCCTGCCACCTGAATTCCGGCAGCGTTGAAAACACCTGCCGAAGTGAGCGTGGCCACCCCGGTGCGTTCTGTGTTGTTGGCGTTTACGGTACTGAATGTGAAGCCTCCAGTCCCGCCGCCCTTGTTGCAGACGAATGCCATCTCGCCGCTAAAACCGGCAATGTTCCCTTCGTTCCAGCCGACAAAGCCGCCTTGCGTAGCACTGACGGATACCTGAGAGACCTGAAGGCTTTGCAGTTTCGGCGCATATGCCCCACCTGATGACGGCATGGCTCCGAGGGCAACCAGTAATGCCGCATTGCTCGTCACAGCTACGCCGGTCCCACCCTTCGCTAGTGGCAAGATGTCATAGTTGCCAGTGGTGCCCAGAGCAGCAAGCTTGTCACCATACTGGAGCACCAGCGCCCGCAGCCGGTCAGCGGATTCCTTGACGTAGCCCTGTAGCGGAGCGAGCGCATAACCGCCAGCGCCATTGGTTGCGCCCTGATAGTTCGGCGAGATAGACAT